TTTTATTAAACTCATTAACCACGCTAGAACCAAACACTTTCCAATTTAAACGCTGCGTATAATCTTCAAGACCGTATTTTACATACATAACTTTTATATCCTGCAGAATAACCGAATCAGGTAAAGCAAAGTAATTTTTAGGAAGTACAGGATACCCTTCATAAGCAGCCAACCAAACCGCTTTTTTTGGTAAAGAATCACTGACCACACCATACAAATTGTCAAAATAAATTTCCTCACCATTTGTTTTTATAGCAAAACAGGCTTTTTTAAAACCCTTAACGAATAGCAATTTATACATTTCATAAGAAATACCTATCGCCCGGTTTTGTAATTCTAAAGTAGTATCTGGATCAAAAAAATGATAAGACATAAAAGAAGAAGGCACAAAAACATCACCTATAATCGTTTTTATATAAACAGGGTCAACAGGCAAACCTAACCCCAAACTATTATCAACTGACTTATCCTGAGAACATGTAAAGTTTACATCATAATTTAATTCTCGCGTATAATTTATATCCCTAGCAGCAGAAATATTTTCGGTAACACTATAGTCTTCTACTATTCTTACTTCTAACTTATGAAAACTCATAAAAGTAAAATCAGCGTGATTACCAATCGGCGCCATAATACGCAAAGACAATTCGCCGGGTGATTCAACTCTAAATTCTGATTTAATTTTAAACCTTGTTCCTGGCGTTGTGTTCGATCCATCAGTGTCAGAATCATTTACCACTTGCCATGAATAACGACTGCTATCAGGGAAACTCGGACGATTAGAAATAAACTCTACTCCATTTAAGAAAAACTGATAAGGAATTCGGCTATCGTAAAACGCGCCGGAAGTAGCAGTACTAGAACTGTTCAATTGCTCCGCAAAGAACTCCATCTCAAACTCATACAAAACTGACGGCTTAACAAAAACTTTATCTGGACATTCTATATAACTTACCAATGACTGAGCTTCTGTCGATATATAAGGAGGTTCATTATTAGCATTATCAAACCTATAATTTACTATATTGCGACGACCAAACCAATTATACCGGATCAATTGACTAAAATTATTATCCCAATGCAAAAATTTTTTGTCACCACATAAAGGCTGCAAATCATTAGAAAGAAAGCCGTTAGGATAACTATTATAAAAAATTTTCTTTTCTTCAATTTTTACAATATCATCGCGAAACATATTTTTCTTACCCTTAACTTTTACATCAAAATTTATCTTTTTATAAGGAGTAATGCCAGTTATATTCACACTTTCACTTTGCATCAGCGGTACTATTTTACGCTTTGTAAAATTCATTTCACCCAAATACCGGCCTTTCAAATCAAACTGAAGCATCACACCAAACTGGTCTTTTTTTCTTGTTAACCCTTCAATAAACCAGTAACCGCGATAGTTTTTTAAAGTCAATAAATTAGCTTTTAAAACATCAGTCAGAATTTTATGCAAATCGCCTTTTTTCGCACCGTCGATATATACATTAAGGTCCACATTAATATGCCACCATTTATATCTAAAAAAATCAGGAATAACCGAAGGCCTTACTAAAATTGTTTGATCCAAACCAGTGTTTTCTAAAATCATCCCCAACAATTCTGCAATAGGAAATTTGTTGTAGTAATACCAATTTGGAAAATACTTGCCTTTTAAAGTTCCTAAGTTATCAGTCGCAACAAGATCAACAAAAAGATTGTTGTTTGTATATGGTTCCTGATATTGGTCAGGCAAAAGAAAACCAGCCCACACCAATTGCGAATTTTCATCATAATCAATCGCATTCAATTCAACACGATAACGGTTTTCATCACCAGTAAACAAATGCACAAAATGCGCATCACTAAAATCAGGCACAAGCATGTTAAATTTCAATTCAGAAGCAAATGTTTCTGAAAGCAAATCATCACCAGCATCCCAAGAAATTTCGCATGCACCCGCCGCAGCCAACTCTACCAACATCGGCAAGCTATTTTCGTAGGTATCAACAATACATATCGAAAAATCTTTTACAATAATCTCCGACAAAGCACTTATATAAACTGGCGGCACAGCAGAAGCATAAAAAATAGTAAAATCTATATTTGTTCCTACATCAACATAATCATAATCAGCCAGGTCAACGAACAGAAAATCAATTCTATTTTGCGGCAAATCTAAAGACAAAACTATATTAGTGTCCGAATGAAAAATCATAAGGCTATCATATAAATTTTGGACCGTTTCAGCAATAGTTTCCCCAATTCTTACTTGATAGCCAGGCGGAACCTGATTTGTAAAAAACGGTCTTTGAATAGTATAATCGTAACCATCACCACCAGGCAATCTGTAAAATACAATATTCAACAAATTAAAATTTGAAGGATTTGTATTGATCTGTAATGATAAAAGATTTGCCATTATCCGCGTCTGTTTTTTTGATTAGACCAACGCTCTAAAACTAATTCTAGATCAGAACCACTAATTTTCCAACCGCCATTCAAAACAATAGGAGCAGCAACAGCAGAATCGTTCATCATACCAAAAACCTTTTTCTGCTGCTCATTATTTAATATAAGCTCACCACTATTCACACGTGCTAAAATCTTATCACCGTAAAAGGAATTTCCATCAACAATACCACCAGTCGCAAATTTAGGTATAGCCGCAAACGCAGCTAAAACACCACCAACCGCAGTAGCGATAAAAGCCGGAGTCGTAAACACAGCCGCAGGACCTGTCGCAGTTCCAGACGCTGTTGCTCCAGCAATAGATTGCGATATCGCAGAAGCCAACATCATTGCAATCAACTTAGTTATAGTCTGTACTAATCCAGCAATAAAACCATCAAAACCGGTTTTCGCTAAACCCAACGACTCAACAATAGAAGATGATAAATTTGAAAAAGCACCAGCAACCGTTTCACCTACTGCAACACCAATTTCAGCCAATCTTAATTGGGTTTCCCCCAGACTATCTATACCCAACTTAACATCTTCAACACCTTCAATCGCATTAATTTTTAACTGCGTATTGTTGATGTTTTCAGACAATACAGCATACTGCTCAGATGTTGTAGCAAACTGCTCACGCAAAGCCTCAAAATAAGATTTTTGACCTTTTAAATCTTCCAAAGAAAAAGAAGGCGTTTCAGGACTTTCATTATCACCAAGCACAGGTAATTCCGGCTTAGGCAATTTAACAGTTGCTTTACTTTCAATCGCATCTATTTTTTTCTGATATGCATCTATTTTCTCCTGAAGTTTATCCCATTCAGCATTATTTAAAGCAGTTTCCTTTTGCGCCTTTTGAGCAGCAGAAATTAAACTTTCGTAGTAAGCAATGGTTCCAACTTTTAAAGCATCTACAGAACTAGCCTGCAAACCATTTAAAGCAATTAAATCTTTTTGCTTCTGCGCTTCGTTTTCCGAAAGCTTTGAAGTCTTCGCGTCATACTCAGATTTTGAACGCAGTAATAACTGATCAGAAGCCAAAGCACTTTGCGTAAAATTTTGTAATTCAGTTTTCTGATTTTTTAATAACTTATACTGGTCCTCTAGCGCTTGCGTTTTACTTATCGAAACCTCTAAAGTACCACGCGACAAACTTGCTTCCTGTAATACAATTTTGTTTCCGCCAGCCTGAATTTCTTTAATTCTTTCTCTAGTCTTCTGAATCTTTTCCTGAATCTCTAATTCTTGAGCAATACGGTCATTAGCTCTTTTACCTAACTCGGTATCAATAGCAACTGCTCTAGCCTTATCAAAAATAGCTTGACGCAGTTCTTTATAAACTCCAACCGATTGACCGTTTTTTATATTCTCAGCATCAATATTTTTAAAGTACGCTGGATATTGTTCTTGTAAACTTCTTATAGCTGCTTTTCTTTCATCAATAGAAAGCTTCACGTTTGTGGCCGAAGTGTACAATCTGTCTAAAGCACCAACTTCAGTAGCAGCCGCTTTATTTCCATTTGCCACAGCCTGATTCAAGCTTTCTTGTGCAGTTACCGTTTTTTGTGTATTGGAATACCAAAGATAAATTCCGGCAGCAACCGCAGCAACAGCAACCGCTAAAGCAGTATAAGGATTAGCTGCAATAATCGAAGTTAAACCGCCAAAAGCAGTTTTAAGCGAATTAACCTTTGTAATCAAACCAGGAACAAACGTCAAAAGATAACCCATTCCGGTCAATACAGGACCAATTGCCGCAGCAATACCAGCTAGAACTACAATGGTTGTTTTAGTACCATCACTAAGACCAGAAAATCCTTTAATAGCACCATTCACGTAAGTAATCATTTTGGTAAATGCCGGAAGAATCACCGCGCCCAATTGCTGACCAACTTGTTTTAAAGATTCCTGAAAGATTCGCATCTGATTAGCAGCACCACCACCAGTACGAGCAAAGTCGCCTTGGGCATTTTTAGTGACCGATAAAATATAATTGTAACGCAAACCAACTTTTTCGGCCTGCGACATATCTTTTACTTGTTTGTTTATTCCCTGGCTTAATGCAAACGCACCGAGATTAGCCTCAGTCATTACGATTCCGAGTTTTTTAAGCGACTCAGTTTCGCCGGTAAAGATTCCTGACAAGGCAGTATTGGCAATATCAATACTGATATTTTTAAAAGAAGCAAGATCACCAGCCAAACCAACCAACGACTTACTCATCGCACCAGCTTTATCTACTGGTAAACCTAAAGCCGTTGCCATATCACCAAAAGTGGCCGCCATATCTAAGGCAGTTCCTTCAGCAATACCAAAACTTTCTAAAGAAGTTTTCGCAAAGTCTTTTACTGAGTTGGCAGATGTGCCGAAAGCAACATCTACTTTGTTCAAGCTTTCGTTATAATCACTAGCAAATTTTACTGCTGCCGCACCTGCAGCAACCAAAGGAAGGGAAACAAAAGTAGAAAGGTTTCGTCCAGTGTTTTGCAACTCTTTTCCGAGTGCACCAATACGACGAATACTGTTCTGCATTTCACTACTGAACCCAGTAAGGTCTGCGGAAAACTTTATATTTATCGAGGCTAAACCCATTCAGTTAGTGATTTTTATCAGCGATAAAAGTAGGTTTACATGCTATTTTAGTAGGGTAAAGATTTTGACTTTATAAAAAAAATCCGTCACTCGCGCAACGGATTTTTCAACCATCAAATAAAAACTAACTCAACATCTCAAGCCTCATTTTTTTTGCCGTCAAGTCTTTCGTAAAAAGCTTTCACTTTAGCAATTTCTTCCAGCAGCTTTTCGTTTTCATCAATAGATATGGTTTTCAATAATTTTTGTTCCCACGGAAACTTCATCACATCAGTTTCCTTAAAACCTCTTTTCATTCCAGGAGCAACAGCAAGGGAAGCCCACATTAGTTTTCGCATGATCAGAAAACGCTCCCTGCTTTCTATATCCTTTTCCTTACGGTAGCCGTTTAGCATATTAGTAAACTGGCGAAAGGTTAGTTTATAAAATTTTTTTGGCGATAACTTTAGCTGCCCAAAAGCAATTTCTTCAAGATCATCCCAGGTAGGATTAAACCTTATTTTTTCTTCTCCTTCGGAACAGCTTTCTCCTTTCCCAACTCAGAAGTAGTTTCAGTTTGCACTGCCGAAACCATCATAACAGAAAACGACTTAAACAAAGTCATCATTTCACCTATTGGCAACTTCATGATTTCACGGTCTTTTATTTGCCTTGGATTTTCATCGACTGCATTAGCCAGTGACTGAATGATCTGGTCAAACTTGATTAATTTATCAAAGGAAAAATCATCTGAACCATCATCCAACTTTGCTATTTCACCAATAACCTCATTGACAGTTTTTAACCCCCAAAGCTCACCTAATAAAAAGAGGCCCATCATACTTAAATCTAGCATGAAGGACTCCTCTTTTATTTTGATAACATTATTTGCCATACTAGGTCAAAATAGTTTTCGTCAAATCACCATTGCCTTTAAAAGCAAAGCTACCTGTCATACTTTGATCAACAGTCGCGTCGATATCAGCACTTTCTACGAACACTTTACCAGCGTACTTCCAGTCACCGCTAACACCACTAGTGAATTCGATATCCAATTCCGTTTTTGCTATAAGGAAATCCATTATTTCCATAGCACCCAATTGCGTTGTTGAAGCCGCAGGCTTATCCGCAACCAAAGATTCTGTAGAAATATTCCAAGCGTAATTCCCTGGCGTCACTACAGATCCATTTGTGTCTTTTGTAGCAATCTCTTCAAGCTTTGCAGAAATCTGCAACTTACAAGAAGTTGTATGGTACAACACTTTGTCATTATATGACAATCTTACATTCGAGCCGTTATAGATAGTTCCATCCATAATTTCTAAATTTTTTCAAGATTAATTATTCCGTTATAATGCATTGTGTCTTCACTCAAATCGATGGTAGAAGAAACAAAGCGGTATTTTGTTTTGAGCAATACTTTCATTGCATCGGTAAAATCTACACATTGGTCATATTGCTGCTGATCAAACCAAAAAACCAACTCAATTGACGCGCCGTCTGCATCTTTAGTAACACCGCGTTCCTCATTGATTCTGTAAGTTGTAAGCGGAAACACATTCGTTCCTAAAGCTAAAATCGGAAAAGGTTTCTTAGTCATGACAGCAGTATATTGCGACTGCGCCATTAAAAAAGTAATGATTTCCTCTGATAACTGTTTTAACATCTTAGTTTAATCTTTTTATCCTGCGTTGTATAAATGCAACCATTTGCTTTTCGGCATCTGCCGTGACAGTTCCGTTTGTTTGTTGGTAGGCTTTTGTTAAGAAAGGATTAGATTCTGTTCTTCGAACAGCACCAGCACCATTTGCACCCTTAACACGTTTTCTTTTGAATCCTGATCGATAAACATTTTTACCATCATGAACAAAGTGCGCATACCAACCACTATTAGAACCTTTCGCACGAGCACCGACATATATTGTCGGGTTTTCTTGTTTTCCGGTAATATTCCCCAGCGACCTTTTTAGATTACCAGGAGCAATAATTTTACCACGAGCTTTATGCTGTTTGTTAGAAATAGGCACCAAACTACGAGCAGCATTCAATGTTGGTTTTGATATCTGACGAAGGATAATCAGCACTTCACGTCGTTTATCTTTATCGTTGGCCAGTTGTTTTAATTGACTGGTCAGCTTATCAAACCCGATCACATCTATTTTGATGTTGTTACTCATTAGTTTTGCACAATAATTCTAAATGCGTTTTTCCAATTTCTTTGATGTGGGTTATTTCAAAACGCGCATCCCCATCAATAACAATCAGTTTCGTACCCTTGTCTTTCACTTCAGCACGAGCCCAAATCGTATAAGTTCTACTGAAAAGATGAATTACTTTTCCTTCTACATCTTCATTTCCTGAAACGTCATTCATTGCGGCATACGGCGCACAAACTTCTACGTCAGTAGTAGTTTCGCCTCCGGTAGAAGATTGATCCACTTGTACTTCTACAATCGAAATCTTTCTATCCATTTGCCCAATGAACGGTTTTTTCATCTCAGTATTTTTTGTAAGGCCGGAGCAAACTCATAGCCTGTGTAGAAAGCAATTCTTTTCGGTCCTCACGAATCGTGTACATATCAGCAATTTGCAGCTTAATAGCCTGAACAATCGGTTTCGGAATCTTGTTATCAGTAAAACCACAAGCAACAGTTATCGTAACAGCATCAAAACGCTGATCAGTAGTCGGAAGATCTTCTTTGAATCTCAGTTTAAAGACTTTCTCACTTTGCTTAGTGAGCGCGTACTTCGCCGGATCTAAAGTCACCTCAGTTCCATCAGCATAATACTTCACAGAAGTAATAGCCTTTAACGGAAATGCTTCAAAGATTACCGGATCATCAAACTTATCCAACTGCAACACAAGATCACCAGGAATAATATGACCACCGATAAAATTCTCGCAGTGCGGAACCGCCGCATCAATATACGATTGAATTAACTCATCTTGGTCCGTAAAACCATCCTCGATGTTTAATTGCTTTTTAGCCTGAGCCAAAGTAACAACCACTAACGTACCTGGAGTGAATTGATTATTTGTTACCATAAAAGTGTTATTTTACGTATTCAGCGTATTTTGCCTGAACGAGTTCAGCAGCTTGTTTTTCTTCGAAATCACCTTCTTCACCAACATTATAAGCCAACTTAAACTTTGATGTTGGAGAAAGCAAAAACTTTACTTTTACCAAACCTTTTTTATTAACTGCAGCACCTAATTTAGATGCTGCAGCTTGTTTTTTACTTTCCATTACTACTAAGCAGTTGTAATATCTTTACAAACCGTAAAAGCTTTAGGTTCTAAAGCAGCAGTGTCTAGATATACATTAGCTGTAATTTCGATATAACCTTCTTTTTTACGCGACTTATCATCAACAGAAATATCCATGAAGCCCCATTGACCAACAACCAATTTCGAGAAGTCACCAAAGATCAAAGCAGAACAAGTTCCGCTTGTAGTTCCTTTGGTAAGTGTAGAAGGAATGTGGTTAGAGTTCGCAAAAGGATAACCATTGATTTCGTTGTTTTGCAACAAATACGTAGCTTGACCACTTTCTAATACCGTAGTTTTTGCTTTACCACGAACTTTAGAATTAGAAACATAGTTCATTCTAGCACCGTTAGCATTATCTACGTAAACTTCAGTTTCCATATCAACAGCCTTAGCAAAAGTTAACGGACCACCGTTGGTCCCGATTGCAACTGTATTAACACCAGCATCATCAAGAACCGCAGTCAAAGCATCTTTGTCAATTTCGTTTTCAATCGCTTTTCTGATTTCACCCATGGTGTATAATTCCATATCAAAAGATGATTGCATCAAATTTTGTAAAGAAATAAGAACTGAAACAGCTAAACGACGCGGCTTCATTTCGATTTTACCCCAAGCAGTTTTTGTGTTAGTCACTTCAAATACTTCACCTTCCCAAGTAGCAGTTACGCCACCATTGTTTTTTGGAAACTGCACATTACCCAACAAACCTGTCAAGAACACAGCACCAAGACTTTCAACAACCGGTCTTGGACGTAAATAATCGATTGGACCAAGAACATCAGTCGCAACAGTATTACCACCATAAGCACCAGAATCTTCTGTTACCGTTTGTCCGTCAGCACGAGTGTCAAACATTGGAACAGTAAAAGAAGAAGGAGCAACTCCAATTCCAGCAGCTCTAGCCGCCGCAACACCTCTTTGATTTGCTTCTAATTCAGCACCTTCCAACGGCGAACCATTGACTAACGAACGAATTGCCGCGTTTAAAGAGAAACTTCTTTTTGGCTTTTTTGTTTCAGAATCATCATTGTTGTTGTCAACACGAGTTGCACCGGACAACAAAGTATCGTTTGCCTCAACTTGTTCGGCACGAGTGATAGAGCTATTCAAACCCTCAATTTCTCTTTGCGCTGTATCGAATGCAGTAGTTTCTGCTTCGGTCATTTCGCGGTTTTCGGCTTTGACTTTGTTCACCAAATCCCTTTGAGCTTCCAACTTAGTTGTACGCTCAAGTTTTAACTGATCGCTTTTTTTCATTTTTTCTATGAATTTTGATTAATAATTAATTGAGCTTCACGTACTGAAAGCTTTCTTGTTTCACCTGAAGGCAATTGTTGTGCTGCTTCGGTTACGGTTATATCTTTTGCTAAATCGCTTCGCATTTCTTCTACAGTTTGCGCGTTTCTTACATGCGCATCAGGATTACTTCCAATTGGCACGATAGACCATTCTAGCATTTCCCAACGTGTGAAATAAAGTACACCAGGGTTTTCGCCTTTTTCCGCATCACCATAACGGTATTCTTTTATTCTCGCACCGATAGAGGCCATTCGCAATGTTCCAGCTTGTATTTTTTTGAAAATCTTTTCTGCCGTTGGATTAGTTTCAGCATCTTCAAAGCGCACTTTTCCAATAGTCATTTTACCTTCTTGACGCACCACAGAAGTGCCTAGAATCATATCAGGATCATCACTCCAGGTTCTATGCCCATACGCGACAATTGGATTCTCATTGTATCGCGTAAAATCAGCACCATCAGCCATGAAAATAGTATCATAACTATCTACACTTTCGGAAGAAATTACAAATTCAGCTTCGCGGTTCGATATCATTTCCGGAGTGATCTCACGTATTTCTAGGACGACATCACGGGTTACTATTTTAGTTTCCATTCCCTTTATCTTTAATTTGTTGTTCAATTAATTGTGTTGCCAGTGATAGTGCTTGCATATTTACTGGCTGTAAGATTTCGTCTAATCCATCCATCGGATTCATATCTTCTAAAGCTCGCGCTTCATTTCTTGTCATCACACCAGCATACACCAATGATGTATAGAAGTTTTTACGCGCTTCCATATCACCTCGTAGCAATACTTTTTCGTTGAATTTGATGTATGCGAATTTTTTTTCTTCGTCGGTAAACACTTTACGAGCAGTTTCCTGTTCCAATCGCATGATCCACGGCAAAAGACTATCCTGCACGTGCTCTATACTTTGATGTTGAATGTTTGAGAAGTTTGAATCATCGAGCACTTTTAATTTGTGCGGCGCAATATTCAACCAGCGACATACTTCGAGCACACCGTTTTTATTGCTTTCTAAGAATTGCGCTTCGGCAGGAGAAATAGAAATACTTTTGTACTTCATTCCTTCATCAAGCATTGGTACTTTGAATTTGTTTTGACTAGACATTTTACTAGTAAAACCGTCTTCAATAAGTTTTTTATTTGGACTAGTAACAGCCAAATCACTTTCAATAACGCCATAGCCAATACCACGATCTTTATAAACTGTTGATTGATAGTTTTGAGAATCGATAGAAATTCCTAATTGCTTTGCAGCGAAGGTTATTACAGAAACGCCGATTTTACCATCGAAAGAAAATGCTTTATAATGCAGCATGTTTTCGGACGATATTTCACGACCTTTGTAGGTGTAGTATAATTTATTGTTGAGCTCAAAAACATTCACATGACCGCCATCTTGACCATCTAAATGAATAAAGCTTTCAATGCGGCCGGTAACGCTATTATGAATGATTTCTACGTAAGCATTTCCTTTGATAATCATACGAACAACAACCAACTTCCAGAAATCGAAAGCAGTCATCATTGCGTTAGGTTCGTTAGAAATAAGGTAGTTGACTGGATGATCGGAGTAATCTTCACGATTTTTGCCGTTTTTACGCTTTACTACTTTTGGAAGCTTCGCGATATCGTTGCTCAATTGTTCAACACCGTTATAGAATGCTGATAAGGTAAACGCCGTTTGACTGTTCGCCACGGTAGCATCAACACCACCGACACCAAAACCCAACCAACCAAAACCCGAAGCAGAAAGCATTTTTCCTGTTTCGGACCTGTTTGTAAAAGTCATTCGTAACGCTTGACCTAAAGACATAGTTTACCTATTAATTTTTGGTAAAACTACAATAGTGCTATTGCGTATTAGGGTAAAGATTTTGACTTTTGAGAATAAAAAAAGCGCACTGATTGGTGCGCTTACTTTTTAATCATGCTTTAAAATTTACACTGTTTTCATGACAATTACTGTTTTAGAGATTGTAAAAGTGCTTATAAATTATATTTTTTGAAGGTAAATGTTTTGACTTAATTATAACTACAATTCTATTTTTACATCATTTACTCTTAAAGGACAATTATCAGGAGCAGATTCATCATTATCAAAATTTAAAGAATACACTTCATTTTCACCAGGACAAGCGCAAAAACCACTTCCATCGTTTGAATCGGTTTGAGAAAAAGGACAGTCGCGGCAGTTTTTTACTTTTATGTTATTTGCAGCCATTATTTCTTTCTGTTTTTTGCGATGAAAATCATTGCTTTATTTACTTTCCGAAAACAAAATAAAAACATTTTTGCTATTTCTTTTTGAAGCTCACGGCGAAATTTTAAAAACTCAATTTGCAATCGCAAAAATGCGCCATAGGTAATATCTTGATGATAGTAAAATCTTTGGTTTTTATTGAATAGCAATTTCATGACTCTTTTTTATTTAGATTTTCAACTTCACTTTTCACATACATTACACCAATAACCAATTCAACTGCGATCACCAAAATCACTAACAAGTATCGCGGCCATTTACTGTAGAAGAAAGGTATTTCGAGCAACGCGCTCGTTGCGAATGCAATTACGAAAGTAAGAATAATTGCGAAGATAATTTTTAGTTCTTTCATTAGGTTTGTTTTTTGAGATGATATCTAACTATTTGTTTGTATGATTGGTAATCGCTGTAACGAGAAACTCCGAATAGTTCTCGATATTCTTCATTTGTTTTTTCGAAAGCTTCTTCATTGGTTTTTGATTCTTTGAGATGGCAGAAAAATCGGTTGTAAAAACCTTTGAACGACGAAATTTCTCGCATTCTTAATAATTTAGCTTCTAGTTGCCGGATTTCTTCTTCTAAAGCTAGTTTTCGTTGTGTGTCGGAGCTCATTTAGTTTTGTTTGTTTAGTTTAGATATAGATTTCGTCTTCGCTTAAAGGTTTGCTGTATTTTGATGTTTCTTCAGGAAGACTCATGCTACCACCCAACGCCATGATCAATCCGATAATTCCATCGACTCTTTTTCCGTGTTTATTTGAATTTCCTTTATGAATTTTTATATTTTCGTTAGCATCAGCAACCACCACACAACCACTAAGCATCCATTCTAGTATTGGATTGCCATCGTGCAAAATTTTTCCTTCATACACCAATTTTTCGAACATCTTCGTCGGTGAACTCATATTAGAAATTGCCTGGCTAAAATAACTGACATTTACACCCTGCTCCATTAGATTGCTGACTATCGCAGTTGCATTCCATCGGTCGACCTCGCAACGTTTTACGTTATAAATTGGGAAATTCTGTACGATTACATCTTCAATAATTGCATAATCAATCACTTCACCTAGTGTCGCAATAAGAAAACCCTCATCACGCCAATATCGATATGGAACACGGTCCTCTTTACTTCTACGGTCGATGGTATCTTCAGGACAAAAGAAGAAAGCTTTAACGTATCTGAATCCGTTTTCATCCGGTTCCGATAATCCACCAAAAAAAGAAAGATCCGTAACCGTCGATAAATCGAGTGCGAAATAACTACCGTGCTTTGTAAATTTTTCTAACGGAATTTCATTTACTTTATTTCTTTTCCATATTTCGTTTGGAATCCAAATTGTCGGTGCGTCCACCCACATATTAAGATGCTTTGTTTTGAAATTTGGAATTTTAGATGGCTGATTTTTAGCTTTGGTATATTCTACGATTAGCGCCTCGATATCTAAACCATCACCGAGCAACGGATTTGCTTTATACCATACGCTTTGATCTTCCCAATCATCACCTTCATCGAGATCATGAATCATAATCCACAATCGGTCATCTTTTTTTCTACCTTCCAAAACTTCGATGACGCTATCTTCATAATTTTTACACACCGACGCGATGTTTGTTCCTGCAGTTGTAATATGCCAGGTTAACGGCTGACGACGTTGGACCGATGACGACTCCAAATTTTCCTTTACAGCATCGGACGCATGCGCGTGATATTCGTCGATAATTGACAGGTGCGCATTAATACCATCCTGAGTCTTACTATCACCACCTAAAGGCATCATTGTTGCACTTAACGGACGAAAATGAACGTGCCGCTGCTGCGTATAAAAACCAAGATTACGCAAAGCTTTGTTTGCCATAGGTGATTCTATAAATTGAACGGCTTGTTTCCAGCAAATACGTGCCTGATCCTCTTTTGTTGCACCGACATAGACTTCCGCTTCCGCTTCCATATCAATTGACATGCACAACAATGCGAGTCCGGCCATTTCCGCTGATTTTCCATTTTTCTTTGCTCGTTTGTCGTAAACGGTTCGAATTCGCCTGTTTTTTGCCGCATCCTGCCATCCGAAGACATTGTAGATCGTAAATTCTTGAAAAGGCATTAATTTGAAAGGTTTTCCAGCTAATTTTCCTTTTGTATGATTGATGAACATTGGGTAAAAATTGACCGCAAACATTCCTGCTTTGTGATCCAGGATAAAACCATCTTTTTCGGCAGTTTCTATCCAAGAAAAGAAACGCTCTACAGCTTGTTTAATGCGATTTCCGACCATTATTTTTCCAGTACGCACGTTTTTTGCATAGATAAATGGACCGGAAGAAAGCATTTTAGGAGTAGGTTTCAAAGTTTATTTTGATTAATCGGTGAATTAAAAAGGCATTTTATTAGTTGGTATTTTTTCGAGCTGGGTTTTTAGAAAAGTGTTTTTGGATTTACAAAATCATTCATTTGCAGTCTTATGAAATGCCGGTGCCAATCAGAAGGCAACTCAAAGCTTAAAATGTACTTTATTGCTGCACATTGCGCCTCGAATTCGGTTGCAAAGGTTTTATTTCCGATTACTCCATGACAATAACACTGCTGCGAACTTCTTAGTGCGGTGCCGGAATAACCATATCCGTATAATCCGTGAGGAAATTTCGCGGTTTCGATAAAAGCTTCATAACCTTCTTTTGAGAACTTTAATAAATTTCCTGGCGATTTTAAAACATAAGTGTCATATTGAGAATCGCCGTCTTTGTCTTTGCAATGACGGAATTCTTTATCTTCGAAAATTATTGGTATACCTGGATTGCTGTTCATTTTTAATTTTGGTTTTTCGTCTGCGTCATCCTTTTTTGTTGTTTTGGATGTGTTGGCCTTAGTTTATGAGTCGTAGCCACGAGTTAGCAAACAGCTACTCAACAACGTAAATAGAAGTTGGACGATTGTAGTTTTTAACCTCTCCTGCTTCAATTGTATAATCAGCCGTTAAATCTACATTTGGTTTTTCTTCTGTTTTTACAGCATAGTGAATTTGGCATCCTGCAATTATTACGTGGTTCTTTTCGCCACTAATTTTTGCAAACCAATTAGAACTTCTAACATTTGTTTTTATTCCTAAAATAGCATCGCTTACTATTTCAACTTCTCCCCAAACGGATTTATATTGTTTTCCGTCTGCTCCATAAAACCACGCATCTGTGGTAATTAAATATTTTCCTTGCATAATAATGTGAATTAAAAGCCGATTTGCTAACACTGCATAACAGTAATTTAGGCATCAGGCTGGATTTATAATTTGTTTTGTACTTGTAATCTTGATTTTTAACTTCGATAGATTAAGCTTGCTTATCCTAAACTACCGTTATGCTTTAACGTTAGCGGTAATGCCTCAGAACGTAACCTTCGTCCCATCTTCATTTGTCGCTTGTTCTAAAAAGTCCTTCGTTTCAAATGGTACAAATTCCACTCCCATCTTTCCTCCCTCAATGTTGTAATTTCTGTAAATCGTTCCCAACTTTAAATTTTTGTATGCTAAATAGTATTTATCAAACTCTCCTTCCTGTTGAAATCTATGTAAGTCTTTTGCATCTTCTAAAGTTGGTTCACGTTTTAATAAATTTCTTAGCACATCCTTAATAACATTCTCCTCCGCTTCCATCATTTTGCGTGTAATTTCTGCCATAATATCAGGCATGGCACTACCGCTAACATCACCTTTGCAAAAGTCGGGTTCTGTCGTAAAAATTTTGTTCTGTTTTATATTCATAATTTTCGTTATTAAGTAAATTTATCTTTCTCAATCCCGCCCTTCGCAAAGCTGCGTAACGTTATGGTTAATGCTACGATTTCGTTTCTAAAGAACGTATCTTTAACATAGTATCTGCAATTCGATAACAAGTAATTGATATTTGTTCATCAGCTTCGCCCATACTTGCGCATTTTAAATCTTGCAATGCCATTCCGATATTTGGCTGTGATAACAATGCTTGTAACGCTAATCCAGCGAAATTATCTCTTAACGTAACACAATCTTCTAATCTTGCTTCACTTGCGTAAACTCCATCAGGATTTGACATTCTTGGATTATTTGGTTTTTCTAAATTCGTTTCCATAATAATATTTAGTTTCAATGAACCGCACTAACCATAACAAGTGTTTGGCAAAAAAGCGGGTTCAGTTATTAATTTAATGTTTGTTTTTCCTTTGTTAGTTTGGGGCTTAATCGAAGTTTTAGGATTGTTTATCCGCTTCTTCGCCAAGCACCGAACCGTTATGTGCAAGCGTCCAAGTTTGCGCATAAACCGAAGATTACTAAATCTTCTACAGTTCTTAATCCTTTTGAAATTATCCATTGCTGGGTAATATTACTGAACCAAAAAATATTAAACAATGAACTTGAATGTGAAATTGATTTTGTGTATTCGGGATTTGGTCTTGTTTCCAAAATCAAAAAATCTTTAAATATCACTCGATATTCTGCTTCTTGATAAACTCTATTTTCGCCTTCTAACCATATAATCTTATCGTCATAATTATATGGTTTTTCTAAAATATTGCCTTCTAAATCACAAGGGATAAATTGCCAAATAGAAATTGGTTGCTTTAAAAATTCAGCGTACTTTTTAATCTTTGACAATACTTTATCGTTTTGATTATAGTATGCGTTTCGTTTTTCATATTCCTGCAAAACAAAATTTGTCATTGAAACTAATTTAGTGCCTGCACATAACCGCGGCTTTGCAAAATCGCTGGTATTCATTTCGTCGGAGAGTACTCCGGTAGTTGGTAATTTTTTCATTCGTATAAAATTTATTGGTTATTGTCCGCGACTATCGCAAAGCCGTCACTCGTTATGATCAACTCCAATGCAAATGTAAAAAACAATTTTCGATAAACAATACAATTTCTGTACAATTTTAATTTTAAAACACAATCCTATTCCGATTGTAGTACAAACACTAACTATTCAATGATTTCAACACATTTCAAAAAGTAAGAATTGCTTTGCTCCGAGTTTTAAAATACAATTTTTCGTAAAAATAATACAATTATTGTCCGATTATTGAAAAAGGTTTTTTATCTTTGCGTCAGTATAAATCTAAAATCAAATGGAAGTAAAAAAAGAATGGATGGAATGGTTAGCTAGTAGAGATACTGGAACCTCATCAAAAACAATGTTTTCTGCAATTACTGGAATACCAGTAGATGGTTACGATGTCCCTTATGATATTGCAGATGTCGGCAGATGTGTAAGAATGCTAAGACGATTACCTGATTTAAGACCTCAGCTTGAAAAAGTGATAATCAAGCACAAGTCCAAATTTTGAATTGTTTTATATTCCTTTAGCGTGTATTAGTATTTGGATGATTATTAAAATTTGGGAAGTTGATAAAAACAAACAATAATTATGGCAGAAGAAAAAATAATAGATGTCAATCCAGGAGATAGGATTGTTATCAATGTGAAAAACGAGGAATCCGACAATAGAAACTTTTCAATTAGCGAATTTGCTAAATTGTGTGGCGTTTCTCGTAGCACTATATATCTCAAAATTAATTCAGGTGAAATTCATAAAATTATGATTGGAAAATCACCAAGAATTCAAAGCAAATATTTAACCCAATTTAAAAAACAGTAAAATGTCAAACGAATTAGCAAAAACAAATCAAGCTCCTATCGTTGGAGTAAAAGCACTATCTAATTTCCTTAATTCAGATAGCATCAAAAGTAAATTCGCAGAAGTTCTTGGAGATAAAGACAAGGGCGTTGCTTTTGTTACGTCAATCCTTTCTGTGGTAAATTCAAATGGCCAATTAGCCAGCGCAGACCAAAATTCACTTTACACTGCTGCTTTAATGGCCGCCACACTAGATTTGCCAATTAACCCAAGTATCGGTCATAGTTTCTTGGTTCCGTTCAATACCAAGCAAGCAGACGGAACGTATAAAACAATGGTTCAATTTCAAATCTCAGCGAAGGGATTGAAACAATTAGCAATGCGTTCGGGCCAATTCTTAAAAATGAATGATTCCGATGTAAGAGAAGGGGAAATTGAGTCTGTAGACAGAATGACCGGAGAAATCAAATTCAATTGGATTCAAGACGACAAAGAAAGATTGTCTAAGCCAGTTGTTGGATTTATTTCTTACTTCAAACTTCAAAATGGTTTCGAAAGCACTTTCTACATGACCAAAGAAGAAGTTGAATTACACGCTAAAACGTATTCTCAGACTTACAAAAAGTTTGGAACAGGCCTATGGAAGGAACAATTTTCAAAAATGGCCTCAAAAACGGTTATTAAATTGCACCTGTCTAAAGATGCTCCATTATCAACTTCGGTTCAGAAAGCACTTATTTCAGATCAAGCGGTGATTAAAAACGACAAATTCGCCAATTCAAACGAAGATACTGTAGATGTAGAAACAGAATACGTTGACCACCAAGAAGTCGCCCTAGACGTTGAAGCAGTAAGCGAATCAAAACAAAGAGCGAGAATTGTAGAGCATATTGCAAACGCTAAAGATATGGCTTCATTGGAACAAGTGAAAGCAAACGTTGACCCAGAAAACGACCTTGACCTATTCACATTGTACGATGATAAAGCTAGAGAGTTAAAAGGTAAAAAGTAATGGCTAGAGAAATGAAATTTAGATGCACATACACCGACGGCAAGAATTGGATTAAAAAAGACTTCACTCTTACCGAATTAATGAATGGTGAGTGCTTTGAAGTATTGAGCGACCAACCGTTGCTGAAAGGGTATAAAATGAAAGATACTTATCAACTTACGGGATTGCCTGATAAAAACAGTATTGAAATTTGCGAAGGAGATGTATTGGATAACGGAGAAATCGTTGTTTTCTCACAAGGCGCATTTATGACTTCAATTGGCGCATTATGTTTATCTGCAAATCATCGAGAAATAATCGGAAACATCTATCAAAATTTTGAACTTTTAAAAAAGTAATCTATGAGCGAATCTAACGAAGTATTTTTCAGAGCAAGTTCTTTCGGGAATTTAATGACTGAAAATCAAGGAAGTGTTTTCACCGAAAAAATGGCTGAAGAACTTGACAATCTTTATTACGAACTTGAAAATGGCGTAAATAGAAATGGCAATAAAGTAAAATGGACTCCCGTAAAAGCAGAAAAAATCAAGGAATTAGTTGCTAAAAGAGATGCGCCACCACAATTGTCAAAAACCGCAAAATCAGAAGTCGAAAAAATATGGCGCCTGAATAAAAAAGGCTTTTGGGAAGATTTGGAAAACAAGTATCTTATGAAAGGGCTGTTTAACGAAATTGACGGGATTGACTTGGTTTCTAAGGCACATAATTCTTTCTACAACAAAAACGACGAAAGAAAGTACAAGAACAACATTACTGGCGAATGCGATATTATCGACGTAAAAGATGGTAAACGAATCGTTATTGACGTAAAAAGTTCTTGGAACCCTAGAACGTTTATGGATGGAGAATTGTCTAAAATTTACGAATTTCAACTTCGATGTTATATGTATCTTTATGATGCTGAAGAAGCGTATTTGTGCTATTGCCTAACAGATGCGCCAGAGCATTTAGTTACAAACGAAAAAAAGAAACAATGGTATAAATTCTATTCTGATTCTATGACTCAAGCGGAAGTAGAATTAATGGAAACTAAACTTGAAAGGATCTACAAGCAAATTGAAACTAATATGGTTTATTCAAACAATCCAAATTATTCTCAAGAGGAATTGGTAAAAACTTTTAAGATAAAGCGTGATTTGGAAATCGAGAAAGAAATGCTTGCAAAAATTCCTTTAGCTTTGGAATATTATAATTCAATTAAACTTAATCAAGTATAACTATGGAAGCACAATATTACACTCCGACAATTGACGAGTTTCACGTTGGGTTTGAATATGAAGAACTCAGAAAAGATTGGGTAAAATTAACTTATGGTGGATTTTTGCCAAAAACAATTGGCGAATATTTAAAAGAAGGCGCAATCCGCGTCAAACACCTAGACCGACAAGATATTGAAGAATGTGGGTGGAAAATCGACAAACACGGTAATTATTATTTTAAAGTAAATGAAAATTGGGGATATTCTCTTTATTATGATAAAGAAGAAAAAGTTTGGTCAATTGATAATGGAGAAGAATATGAAATGTGGGTACAATATTTCAAAGGAACCATTCGAAACAAATCTGAACTAAAAAAATTAATGCAAATGCTAAATATAAAATGAAAAACTACAACATTATTTTCAACGGCGAAGTAATTCAAACTATAAAAGCCTCGTCGTTTTCAAAAACAGAATTTGGTCAAATCGAGTTTAGAGATAAGGACGTAAAAGTATTCTGCATTATTCCAAAAGAGTACATGATTGTCGAAACCGAAAATTTAACCAAGTATCAACAAATTATTAAAGGAATTCTCGATAATTTGAAGTCTACAAGCCATAATGACAAAGAAAGAGCACTTATTGAATTTGATACTTTGGATTTTTGGAAAGAAAACTTTATACGTGAATGGCAAAGTTATTTTCAAAAATTGCATGATGATAAAATTGAGTAATTGGCAAATTCGCCACATTTAAAACCAAAAAAAAATGGAAATAAAAGGAACCATTAAAGTAATCAAAGATATTCAACAAGTATCGGCGAACTTTCAAAAAAGAGAATTTGTAATTGAAACAAATGAGCAATATGTTCAGACAATCGCTTTGGAATTGCAAGGCAGCAACGTTGATATTATCGACGCTTATGCAGTCGGAGAACCAGTAACGGTGTCTATTGGATTAAAAGGCAGAGAATGGATAAACCCTCAAGGTGAAGCAAAATATTTTAACACGATTGTTGCTTGGCGAATCCAACGAGAAAATTCCCAATCTGTAAATAACCCAAATCCACATCAAGAATATCCACAAGCTAATCAAACTAATAGTTTTGTGGATGAACCGAAAGGATCGACGGAAGAAGAAGAATCAGACTTGCCTTTTAAATAAGGGTTTTCAGTAATCCCGTAGAATAAAAAACTGATAATAATTTGCAAATTCAAAATATTTGAATACATTTGTACAAGCAAGATTTAGATTTACAAGATAGGCGGTAGATATTTTACCGCTTATCTTTTCAAAATTTTAGTAAAAAAATAAATTTTTATGACCAAGTTAGAAACTACAGCTAAAGTTCAAAGATTAAGACTTTCTTATAATGACGAAGATCTTATCAAAAAAATTGGCATAAGCAAACCTACACTATATTCTAGAATTGCCAACCACAAATGGAAAGTTTCAGAGATTTTTCTTATTGAAAAGTTAACGTAATTTTTTTTGTCAAAAACAGTAAAATATTAAAATATTAAAATATGGCTAAACTTGGTTATACTTGGTATCCGAAAGACTGGGGAAATTCCGAAAAGGTTTTTGAGTTAAATTTATCCGAGCGTGGTCTATATCGTGAATTGATAGATTTAGCTATGATGAACGATAATAAGACAGAAATTAAGCTAGATGTTTGGTGCCGTAAATTTGCAATTAATTTGGATGATTTACAGTCTATTTTAGGTAAACTTTCTATACTAGAAGTAATTAAAATTGATGGTGTAAATTTATTTATTCCTTCTTGTGAAAACCGATTAAACCTAGTAAGAGGTGGTAAAAAAGGAAAGCCAAACGAAACCTCTTTAAATAACTTGTCGAAAGGTGCGTCGAAACCTATATCGAAAGGTGTGTCGAAACAAACTAAAACTAAAAAAGAAATAGAAATAAAAGAGAAATATAAAGAGTTCCTGCATCTGTCTTTATCGTTGGAAGATTTTGATAAACTTTCTGAAACATATAGTAAAACACAAATTGATACTATTTTAGAAAATATTGAGAACTATCAAAAAAACACTAATTATACTTCTCTTTATCTAACTGCTAAGAATTGGTTAAAAAGAGATTACCCTAATGGAAAAATTATCGAGCGCCAAAAAGAAAACCACATACCTTTAAGAATATGAGTTGGAAAGAACACAACGCAATTAAACGCATTTACAATGTTTTTAGTCGCAATAAGAAAACGGTTTATCCTGAAGATGTAAGCGCCTTGAAAGTGGTAATTGATGCTATTGACGAAGCGGATAAAAAGCATACAATAGATAATATTTTATTCGCTAAATTGCTTTCTATACAATTGCGCCAAAATTTAGAATATTACGGATCAATGGAAGTAGCTTTAAAAAAGATTGATGATGAACTAAAAAGACCGTTAAACTATCAAACTCAAATACTTCACAAGACTTTGAATCATGTTGAATTTGATGTTTATTTAAAATCTTTGGGACTAAATGTAAATTTCATAACCACAAAAGAAGAAGAAAAAAAGAACAATGAAATTATATTTGAAAAGCAAAAGGAAATATCAAAAAAGTTTGTCAAAGATTGGAGTTTAGAAGTAGTTGAAAAATCATTCTACAAAACAGCAAATGAACTAATTAAAAATGTAAATTACTATGAGTGATTTGAATCTCGATAATTTACTGATTGATGGGCCAATTGAAATAAATTTTGCACAATTAGAAAATGATTGTTTTGTTGATTTGTCAGTTGAAATGCCACGACCTGAAATATTACTTTCAATTGGGCAACACGAATATCGAGGGAATATGTACGATACGCCAATAATGACCGCTGGAGAGTTTTCTGCGATAGTTGCCGAATCAAAAGCAAAAAAGTCGTTTTTAAAGTCGGCTTTTCTAGGGTGTTATGTTGGCGGTGATGCAGACAAGTTATTCCCAAACATTAAGACTCACAGAAAAGAGGAATATCAGATATTAGATTTTGATACTGAGCAAGGGAAGTTTTATACGCAAAGAACGTTTAGACGCATTCAAGACATAAGCGGAAGTGTTTACGATTTTTACAAAGGTTACGCAACAAGAAGTTTGACGAGTGCCGAACGATTAGGATTAATTGACTATTGTCTAACAAACCAAGAAACGCTATATAAAAAGCCAGTTAAATTAATTGCTATTGACGGAATTGCAGACCTTGTTGATAACACTAACGATATAATTTTAAGCAAGCAAGCAAGTGATTATATTCTTAAATGGACAAATGATTATAATTTGCACGTTATCGCAATTATACACAAAGCAGCGAGCACCGGAAAACCTTTAGGACATTTAGGAACCTATGTACTAAAAAAAGCTGAGACAGTAATTAATTTAGATGTAAATGCAGATAGAACGGTAACAGTAACGAATCCATACAGTAGAGGTTATCATTTTGAGCAGTTTACATTTGATATTGATCCGAACGGATTGCCATATTTAGTTGAATAATTAAATGAAGTCTAAAATCATAAAACTTCTTCAAGAAAAATACGATAAGACTTATCAATGGATTTCGGTTGTTGATTTGAAAAACGCTTTAAATTTGCCAATTAGCGAATTGAAAGCAATTTTAACCGAACTTTACCAAGACAAAAAAATAGTCGTAAGACAAGGAATAAACGGAAAACTAATTTATTTAAAAAAAAACCATGGTAAATCGCCCAATAATATTCGCAGCAGTAATAGTCCTTGGAATGCTAATTATGAAGTTTTACTTTGATAAAAAAAAGCTATAACGTCCTGCAACTTGGCGATGGGGCAAATTTCGTAACTGGATATTTTCGGCTACCAAAAAAGTTGATGCGAAAGATAAACTTGAATTTACCACATATTTTGCCCTATTGCCAAATTGCTGTTATGGGCTGTTTATCTCGTTAAAAACAAATTTAATAATTAAAACTAAATAAAAAATGTCAAAAACAAAAATTTTCTTCGACACGGAGTTTACAGGACTTCATCAAAAAACGACTTTAATTTCTATCGGATTAATTTCTGAATGTGGAAAAACATTCTATGCTGAATTTAATGATTACGATGGAAGTCAAATAGACGAATGGCTAAAAACTAATGTAATTGATAATTTACAATACAATGGTATTTTTCAAAAACTAGACAAAACAAAAGAAAGCGTTTCATATAAAAGTACAACTGAAAATATAAAAGTTATGCTAACTGAATGGCTGGAACAATTCAAAGAAGTTGAAATATGGAGCGATTGTCTTTCGTATGATTGGGTTTTATTTAATGAAATTTTTGGACACGCTTTTAATATTCCTAAAAACGTGTATTACATTCCTTTTGATATTTGCACATTATTTCAAGTGAAAGGAATTGACCCTGATATTTCAAGAGAATTGTTTTCTGAAATGACAGAAGAAAGTCAAAAACACAATGCTTTATGGGACGCAAAAGTTATAAGAGAATGTTATCGTAAACTTTCGGTTTAAATAGCCCATAACGTTTTCGGGCTTTGTGTCCGTTGGCGACTTAAACCACAAATGTTAAATTGAAAAACAAATTAGATATGAGCAAAAAAGTTGATTTGAAAAACGAAACCGCCAATGGCACAAAACCCGTGTTAGGCGAAGTTATTGATAGCAAGGTTAATCAATTGCTGTCTTTAAGTGATGAATTTATATTCCCTGCTTACTATTCACATACAGGCAAAACAATGTGGAAGATTTCAAATGTTTATACGAAATACGGTTCTGAAACATTGGTTTTGTGTGGCGTTGATGAAGGTATTGAAACAGCAATTGATTTGGCGATAGAACACATTTCAAAAGCTAAAGATAAGTTCTACGGTGTCGGTGTATAATTTCGCCTAACTCCTTTATAGAAGCTGATAAACTAATAGTCAAATGCCAGTAATCACAGTACAATATACTTGCAAATACCGATTAAAAATAGCCGAGCATTATTGGTTTACAACAAATGGACTTTGCTACAATACAAAATCCGGCAGATTGGTAAAGCAAGTTTTGAAAAGTAATTGTATTGGATATGTGATTGATGGAAAATTTAGATCATTAACTTTTTTGAAAACACAACTAGAAAAAATACCAGTTAATAAAATGCCTTTTTAAATTATGAGAAACCACACCATCACAATACATTTTCGATACGGCAATTTTGAAAAAGACTTTGAGGATATAAATGTTCTCGCAGAAAACGACGAGAAAGCTATTGAATTAGCGAAAAAACATAGACGATTTGTGTTTAAAGCTGAAATAATTAGTAGAGATGAAACCGATAACTAAAAAGTGTAAAATTTGCAAAGAGAAGTTTACTCCTAAAAGAAGTACTCTTGAGCCGACTTGTGATGAATACTCGTGCAAGGTTGCTTACGCTATGATAATTGTCGAAAAACAAAAAGCTAGTCGTTTAAAAGAACAGAAACGCACCTCAGTTGAACAAAAAAAGAAAATGACTATAGATATAATGTCAGATGATAAATATCGTTCCTCGGTGCTTCAGCCGGTTATTAACGAAATTGCCCGATTGATTGATTTTGGACAGCCTTGTATTGCGACAGAAAACTACGGAAAGGAAAATGGAGGTCATTATATTTCCGTTGGCGCCAATAGAACAATTTGCATAAATCTACACAATATCCACATCCAGAGTTTCGAAAGCAACCATTGGAAAAGCGGAGATACTCTAAAATATCAAGGCGGAATTCGAAAAGTTTATGGAGAAGATTATTTGGCTTTTATGGATGGACTGCAGAAGCACCCGCCAATTCAGTTACGTAAAAAAGAAATGATTGAAATTTACGAAAACGCTTGTAAAATAAGGCTTAAATTACGCAAAAACCAACAAATAAGAACTCCGAAACAACGTATCGAACTTCGTAATCAAATCAATTTAGAATTGGGAATTTACCTAGAAGAATATTGTGTTTTCTAATTATTTAGATTTTATTTTTACTTTTATGTAATTTGTTAGATTTTATTTATATCTTTGTGATGAATTTTAAATTTAAGATATGAAAACCAATGTTATAATGGTTCGTAAAATGGGTGTTTTTGATGTAAATCAAAGAACTAAAGATGGAATGTTTAATGCAAATTCTCTTTTAAAGCAATGGAATACGGCAAATGAATCCAAAAAAGAGATTAAAGATTACTTTGACAATAAATCTACTCAAGAATTTATTGATGTTCTTAAAAACGATGAATCTACCATAGGGGGAATTGTCCCTATGATAAAATCAAGAGCAAGTAAAGGTGAAAATGCTGGTACATGGATGCATCCTTATCTGTTTATTGACTTCGCTATGTGGATAAATCCTAAGTTCAAATTTGAAGTTATAAAATTCGTTTACGATGAATTAATAAAATATCGTAATGATGCAGGAGATAATTACGTTTCTCTTTCGGCTTCTGGTGTTAAATTGAAGGGATATGATTTTATAGAAGTTGCCAAAGCGATGCAATGGATTGTTTTTGGAAGAACAGGAAAAGAATTACGACAAACCGCCACGCAAAAAGAACTTGTTGAATTAAATGATTTGCAGTCTAAATTGTCTTTTGCTATTGACATGGGTTACATCACAACTTATCCGCAATTATTATCTGAATTAAGAAAAATTTGGAATCAAAAGAATAGAAAATTTTAAAACTTTAAATATGAGCAATTCGCCAATTAAAAAGAGAGTAGGTCGCCCAAACATTTACAACGAAAAAACACGGTCGTTGTCAATGCAAGTTCCAATAAGCGCATACAATCGCTTGAAAACCATTTTAGATTATGAGTTGGACAAACTTAAAATTAAAAAATAAAATG